GCTGAGCGTCGAATTCCAGTGGAAGCAGAAGAAGCGCCCAACCCCGACCGGGTTGAAGGACATGGCGGCCTTTGCCACGGCGATGAAGGCGGCGAAGCTGTTGACCGACCAGACGCTGCTACACATCCTGGCTACGGCGCTGCCGGACTTCGACGTCGATGCGGAGATTGCGGCGATCGAGGCGCAGGCGCAGCAGGACACCGCGGCGGCAGCGGCGCAAGCGGCGGAGATGCAGCGCATAGCCATGAACGCCTTGCAGGCAGCGGATGCGAACGACGCCAACGATGCGGCCAACAACGATGCAAACCCAGCGGCCGGCAGCGACACCGGCACGCCTGGACAGGCCGGGCAGAAGGGAGCGAAGTAATGGGCGCACTTGTGCCATTGCCAATGCCTGCATCGACAACCAGATCCATGTCCATGTCCGTAGAGAGCGTGACGGTGCTCCCGCGTTGGCTTTGCCTCTACTGCCACACCGTACAGCCAGGCGACAGGGCGGACTGCTGCAATTGCGGCGCACCACGCGAGGGTATCGAGGAAGCTGCACGGTTGGTGTCGGATGCGTTCGCCAGACAGCTAGGATTAACTCGCTAATGCCCACCATCACCACCCGCAACGCCGACCGGCTGCAACACGTCGCCGTCACCCGGCTGCAGCTCTACATTGCAGGCCAGGTGCACGCGCTGATCTACCCGTTTCAAGCCTGGCTGACCAAGGAAGTGCGCGACGCTGCCGACGCCGACGGCATCGCCGATGCCGGCAGGCTGGGGGGCGTACTCCAAGCCGCCGACACACGCTGGCGGGCGGTCATGCGTGACTACGTGGCGCTGTTGACCAGGGCAAGGCAGCAGGGCGGCTCGATTGCCTTTGGCCCCTACCGGCTGCGGCACAACCGCTACATCACGGCGCCGTTCGAACGGCTACAGGAGGCATTCGTGCCGGCCATGGATGACTGGGAGAAGCTGGCAGAGATGTGGCTGCGCCGGCGCAACTACGCCCTCCAGGTGGCACAATCGCGGGTCTACTCGGACGGACTGAACCTGTCGCAGCGCATCTGGCGCCTGGAACAGGGCAGCATGCAAGCCATCCGCAACACAGTCGCCAGCGGCATGGCGCAGCGCACGAGCGCCATCGAGCTGGCGCAGCAGTTGGAGGGGCAGCTCAACGCCGGTGAGGACTGGCCGCGCTGGACGCGGGCGCGCCTGAGCAAGATGGACGCAGCTGAGCGGGCGCAGGATGCCAAGGGGCTGCTACGCTCGGCGAGCGACGTTCCGGCAGGTGGGTCGTCCGGCATCAGCTACAACGCACTGCGCCTGGCACGCAACGAGATCCAGATTGCCAACCATGCCGTGACCAGCGACATTGCCATCCATTCGCCTTGGGTGACTGGGCGCAAGGTGGTGTTGTCGCCGGCGCACCCAAAATCCGATCAATGCGACACTTTTGCCGCGGGTGGTCCCTACGAGAAGACGGCGAATTTTTTACCCGCGCATCCCCAATGCCTCTGTAGATGGGAGGAGGTCCTCATGCCGCCCGGCGACTTCACCAAACAGGTGCGGGGCTGGGTGGCAGGAGAGAACGACTTCCTCGACGACTACTCCAGTTGGCTGGGTCAGCGGTCATTTTCGTCTATCCCTGAGCCGCTGAGTATTGCCGCAGCACAGGAGCTGTTTGAGGCGATGCAGGTGTGGCTGGACGGCAATACGGACGCAATGGCGACAGTGCTGAAGTTGTGAGAGTGAGGCGGCGGTATGGAGACATTGCAGGCTACAGTTGAGAGGTGGATTAACCTGAAGGGCAGCGATGGCCGCACCAAGGCGCGGCTCAACCTGGACACAGGCGAGTTGGTCATCAAGCTGCGCGGCGAGTGCCATAAGTGGCCGCTTCGTGACTTATTGAACGGTAGTATGCCGCAGCAAGACGCTCAGGTATTGAATCCGCCGTAAACCTGTGGTAAGCTAGCAATTGAACATAACTCCATGTTGCGCCACGAGCGCCACAGCCGGGACACACGCCGGTCTGTGGCGCTTTTTCTATTTTAGCCCCGACGTGGCGAGGCATCCAGATGGAACTGACAGAACAACAATTTGTAGCGGCGGTGCGGCGCTGGTTTGGCCTGAGCGAGGCTGTACGCGTGGACGCCAGCTACGAAGCGCTGGCCAACGAGCTGCGCGACGCTCTACGCGTGTGGCCGGCCCGGCCATCCAACGATATGAGTGTGGCGTGGACGTTCCCCGATCGCGTGGTCGTCTACTCCTGGCCGGAGATGGAAGGCCAACAGCGACGCGCATGGGAGATAACGTGGCAGCGCGACGGGAACGGGGCCATCGTATTCGGGCAGCCGATCGAGGTCGAGCAGGTCGTCACCTACGAACCTGTCACCGAGTCTGCCGGCAAGCCCGGCAAGGGCCAGCGCTTCACTGAGACAGTCGAGCAGACGCTCGCCTTAACCGAGGCCACCCAGGCCGAAGGATCCTCGGGAGGGCGCAACATCAAGGCCATCGGCATCACAGCCGATGTGGTCAACGGCAACGGCCGGCGCTACCCACGCCGAGTCCTGGCAGAGGCGGTGGCCAAGCTCAACGGCCACCTGCATGAATCAAATGGGCAAGGCAATCTCATCGCGACAGGCGAGGCGGAACATCCGTCCGACAAAGGCCAGCGCGCCAACATCCTGGAAACGGTAGTCAAGTGGCAGGCGGCATCCCTGGACGCACCCGGCAAGGTGCTTCTGGAAGGCGTCATCCTCCCCACCGCTAAGGGTCGCGACGTGCAGGTCCTGGTGGAAGCCGGCGTTCCCATCGGCGTGTCGATGCGAGGCTACGGCACATCCCGCGCCATCCAGATCGACGGGGAGAGCGTGCAGGAAGTGACCGAACTAACGATCAAGGGATTCGACCTGGTGGCGCAGCCCAGTGACCCCAACGGGGCCATTGTGGAGGCCAGCCAGGAAGAAGAGCAGCGAATTCAGGAGGCACAAACTGTGACCGAGGAAGAGAAGAAGGCGCTAGAGGAAGCCAAGCGCCAGCTCCAGGCAGAACTGGACGAATCGAAGAAGGCCCTCGCCGACCAGGGCAAACAACTGGAAGAGGCGCAGAAGGCACAGGCCGAGCTCGCCACCCGCAAGCAGGCCGAGGCAGTCGAGGCGGCAATCACCGAATCGACCAAGGATCTGAAGTACGGCGACGCCTTGAACGGCGCATTTGTCGAAGCGGTACGCGCCGCCAAGCCGGCTGACGCAGCTGCGGTCAAGGCGATTGTTGAGGCGAAGCGGGTCGAGTACGACGCCATCGTCAGTGCTGCCAAGCTGGGCGGCATGGGCAAGGCTGGTGTCGAGGTCAAGGGCCCGGTGTTCGAGCGCGAGACGGGTCAGCCCGAGTTCACACGGGCGTCCTGGGAACTGACCGAATCGCTGCAGAAGGCCGGCGAGGGCCGCCACATGAGCAGCGACAAGGCGCAGACTCCGGCCGGCATCTACGCCGCACGCGTCCTGGAACGCTTCGACAAGACCAACCAGCAGAAGCTGCTGGCAGAATCGCGAGCGTTCGAGGAAGCTGAGCAGACGTCCGACCTCAACCTGCCGTACAGCGTAGCCCGCATGATCATCGAGCAGGCATATCCTGAACTCGTGGCGGCCAACGTGTACGACTTCGGCGTGACCGATATGGCGCCCGCCAAGATTTACTACGAATCGTACGCGGGCGAATCCGGGGCAGCGCCGGCTGTCGTCGATGAAGCGGTGTCCGCTTCCACGACCGCCTGGTTCTCCGTCGCCAACAAGCGGCTCCAGCCCGGCACTGTGACGGTCAAGCATACCAGCGGCAGCCCGACCTATGTCGAGGGCACCGACTACCTGGTCGACTACGAAGAGGGCCGATTCTGGGTGTTGGCGACCATCACCAACGCACAGTCCGTCAAGATTTCTTACACCTACGACGCGTTCCGCAAGGGCGAAATGGTGGAAATCGAGCGGGCCAAGAACTCGCTCACGTCGGCGCAGCTCGACATCATGGCCGACCGGCTGGCAATGCAGATCAGCAACGAGGCCATCGTCTTCAGCCGCAGCCAGCTCGGCTACGACGCCGTGACCCGCACGTTGGGCAACCTGTCCCGGCTGGTGCAGCGCAGCATCGACAAGGGTGTGCTGTACAAGGGCCTTGCTGCCAGCCTCAAGCAGGCGAGCAACAGCGGCGGCACCTGGACCAGCGGCAGCGATGCGCTTGACCTCTTCGTCAAGTATCTGGGTATCGCCAAAGTCAAGGTCTACAACCGCTTTTACGTCCCGACGGCCGTCATCATGTCGGTGACGAACTCCGACCGCCTGAGCAACTGGGACGGTTTCAAGATCCAGGGCTTCAGCAATGCGCAGCTCAACAGCGCCGGCTTCGTGGGCAGCGTCAAGGGCCTGCCCGTGTTCGCCTCGCCTGAGTACCCCGACACCTACGCCCAGGTCGTGCACCGTGAGCTGATTGCCCACCGTGTCTACCAGCCCATGACGTTCAAGGGCCCGTTCCCGTCGTACAACAACGGGAAACTCCAGGGGGCGGACCAGTACTATGCCGAGGAGTTCAACGGCAGCATGATCACCGTCGAGCAGAAGACGGCGCACGTCAAGATCGCCTAAGCGGCTGGATAGCAGTGACGGGTAACAACGTGGGGAGGCGATGAACCTCCCCACCTGCAAGAGGTACTGATGACCATCTCGATCGCCCAGCTCGCTGACCGTCTGCAGCGCGCAGTGCCTGCCCGCAACGATGTGCCCGGCGACTATGAACGCCTCGCCCAGGACGCAGTGCGCCAACTCAGTCAGGATGTGCCGATCATCACGGCCGCAACCATCCAGGTCACCGCCGGCCAGGCCACCTACGACCTGCCGGCCGACTTCCTATACGAGATTGAGCTGGCGGGCCTGCCTGCCCAGGGCGGAGTCATCGTGGGCAACAGTGGCCTGATTCCGGTCGGTGACGGTTGGGAGGAACAGCACTACATCGAAGGCGACACACTACGCCTCGACCCGGTGCCCACCTACTCGGCGACACGTACGCTGCGCTATGCGGCGCAGCACGTTGCCACGAACGGCGTCTACCCGCGGCTCAGCGAGAACGGAGCGCGAGTTGCAATGCTATACGGGCAGTACCTGGCGCTACTCGAGCAGGCGAACGCCGTGGCCGGCGACGGCTGGGCCTACAAGATTGGCGACGAATCCGTCGACAAGCGCGGCCAGGGTGCGGCCGTCCAGGCGCAGGCGAGTGCGGTACTGACCAACTATCAGAACGCCATCCGCCCCCTGCAGGGCCATGGCCGACAGTACCGGCAGAACCCCTACGCCGTGGGGGTGGAGGTATAGGTGCTGACCAGTCAAGACCGCGCCCGCATGACAGCCGACCTGCAAGCTATCCGTGACGACCGCCCGGTCAGTATCGCTATCCGGCGCAACAACTCGACGCTGGCGGTGCAGACCGTGCGTATTGCCCGCGGCGGCAACATGCAAGCCGCCGTCACCGACACTGACGGGCTACAGGCGTCGGTAGGCGCGGTAATCGTGGTGGGCGATGCAACCCTCGACATCCAGCCGAACGACAAGTTCACCGTCGGCGGGGCGCTGTACGAGGTAATTGCCCTCCATCCCAACCGGGACCATGGCACACAGGCGCAAGCCAGGCAGGTGCACTGATGCCACAAGCACAGGCGGGCATCCGCTGGACCACGCCACCCAGCGAGTTGGCAACGGCCATCGAACGCTACGGCGACCGTGTACTGACGGCTGTAGCGGCAGTGGCGCAGTACGTCGCCACCCAGATGCAGAACCAGGCCAAGGCCGATGCGCCCTGGACGGACCGCACCGGCAACGCGCGCACGGGGCTGTTTGGGACAAGCGAGGCGGACTTCGGGGCGAAGGTCGTGACTATCTACCTGAGCCACGGGGCGACCATCGACTATGGGATTTGGCTGGAGCTAGCGCACTCGTCCAGGTATGGGGTAATCATGCGCACCATGGAGAGCCACTATGAACCGCTGATGCAGATGCTGCGGGAGGCGTTCGCATGACCGCCTACGCCACCATTCTCGCTGCCCTCCAGGGCGACACTACACTGGCCGGCATTCTCACCGGCGGGCTGTACGACGGCACGGAGATTAATGACATCTCCCGCCAGGCGACGCCGGCAGCGTACGACCAGTACAGCGAGCTGTTGCCCTGTGCCATTGTGAAGCCTGAGACGCAGGCGCCGGCCGGCCCGCACCCCGACGGCTCACGGCTGTTTGTGACGGTATGGTTCTACCAGCAGTCCGGCAGCGCCGCGATCGACGCCGGCCGGGAGCGGGCCTACCAGCTACTGCACCGTGCTACCTTGGCCGGCAGTGACGGTCTGTGGGACGTGCGGCACGCCAACGACCTGCTGGGTATCGAGATGCAGGCGCTGGACGTGCCGGCGATTATGTCACGTTACGTAGCGACGGTGAACAGGGGCTGACATGGCAGGGTACGGTGACTTCCCCTTCGGCCTGCGCCAAATCGCCCTCTACGACACGGCGGGCGCAAACAAGGTGCTCTTGCCGGCAACGCTGATGCTGCACGTCACCCCGCTGCTGGAGACGGCCCGCTTCGAAGCTGACGGGCACCTGGTAGGCGCAGCGGGGTTCGTGGCCGGGGCCGAGTGGGAGATGGAGGCGGGCGGCATCAGCTTGGAGGCGATCGCCAAGTTGACCGGCGGTACGGCCAGCCAGGTGGGCAGTACGCCCAACCGCACGCTCACGCTGAGCCAGGACGCCGGGGCACAGATGCCCTATCTGCGCATCGCCGGCCGGGCGGTGAGTGCTAGCGGCGGCGACGTGCTCTGCAGGCTCTACCGCTGCAAAGTGGAAGCACTGGAGGGCACGTTCCGTGACGGTGAATTCTGGGTAACCTACGCGAAGGGGGTCGCCGTGTCCAACGGTACCGTCGTGTATGAGTTCGTGCAACAGGAAAGTGTGGCGGCGCTCTAGCCGCGTAAGTAAGAGGAGAGACACAACATGCCATTAACAAGCAACACAAAGCCTTTCGGCCTGCGCCAGGTAACGCTCGTACCGCTGCCCTCGGGCACGGCCGTGGCGCTCAGCGCAGCGCAGACACTGAGCTTCAAGGAGGCGCTGACATCGGGCGAGCTTCGGGGTAACGACGCGACTCAGGCCATTGCCGCCATCGTGGACAAAGTGGAGTGGAGCCTGGAGGCGGGCGGTATCAGCTTCGATGCCATCAAGGTGCTGACTGGCCGCACTATCTCGGCGTCCGGCACCACGCCCAACCAGAAGAACACCATCCTTGCCAGGGCCGGCGACACCTATCCGTACTTCAAGATCTACGGGAAGATCATCAACGACGA